ATATTCACAAAATCAACGATATGATAGATTTTCAGTAGTTCAAGGATTATTAAATTCAAAAGAATACTATACCACTGCTGTTCCTGATTATATGAACTTAAATTATGAAGCAATAGTTTGGACACCTTATATTGAAGAAATGAATAAAATTATAGAAAGAATTAATTTTTCAGAAGGTGCATATTGGGGTGAACCAAATAAATTTAAATTTTTATCATCAATAGATTCATTTGAAGATGCAACAGAAATGGGTGATAATGAAAGAATTATTAAAACAAATTTTAATATGAGTTTTAAAGGATATTTAATTCCTGAAGCTTTCAATGAGTTTATGAACACACAAAGATTTTTTACACCAAAACAAGTTGTTGTAAATGATGAAAGTGGTTTATCAATATCATCAGTATTTTCACCCGATAGTAGAGCACAAAGTGTAACTATTTTTTCATCAAAACAATCATCATTACCAAGTGGATTAGGAAGTGCAACAGATTTTATCAGAGGTGTATCAAGTGGGACTGGTAATCAAGCACAAGATTTAGAATTTACAAATACTTTTGGTGGTAGAACTTTTTATGTAATGAGAGGTGGTGGTGAACCAACTTCTTCAAGAGATGACAAAGCACTATTATCGGTTTCTAATGCAAATTCAACTTATAATTTAAAGTCATTTAGGGTAAGTGGTAGTCAATCATCATCTTTATCAGCAAGTCAAGGACAAGTTTATCAACCAACTTTAGAAACCGATAGAAGAATAATGAGTCAATCAGTTCAAGTAAAATTAAATGGATTAGAATTATCATCTGCAGACAATCAAATAGGATTTTCAAGTGGATTTGATTATTTTATTTCAAGTTCTTTAAAGGATGTGGTTATTAGAAAAAGACAATCAGATAATTCAGGATTTACTATAAAAGAAAGTGATTTTGTAACAATTATATTTCAAAGTGAGATAACATAATGACACAAAGAGAAATAGATAAAAGAACTGGTTTAAAAGGAAGAACAAGACAATTTACATTTCCGGTAAGTGAATCATCTTTTTCAGGTGATAGAGTTATGTTTAATGATACCGGAAGTATAACACTAGGTTATTCTTTTGATAACAAAAATGGTATTCCAACCGTAGATACAGACTTAATTCATTTATCAAGTGCCAATGAAAGATATTATCAACAACAAGAACATTTTGTATTTTCGGATAGAACTGATTCCACAACTAAATATAATGAGTTTACACCAACAATAGCTGACAATTATCGTATTA